ACATTGTACGGATGGAAACGATTTGTACTTCCCGACATTAAATTGCTCCATCTTTGCGTTTGTGCTCGTCACGGAAAGATCTGGAAAAATTTCATTCCATGTATATTCTTCCGTATTTGTAACGATATCGTACACACCGTCATAGTACATTCTGGTAATATCTCCGCTGTGCGAATAAAAAAGGCTGAAATCTCTCGGAAACCATCCGGCAACAAGTGCGTGAAACATTTTTTCGACCGTTGTTTTGCCTGCTCCCGGAACAAGAGACACGCAAAGAATGTCATATTTATCATCAATCATGCCTTGCAAAGCCTGTGTAAGACCTATTTTGAGAAATTGATTTCTTCTTGGCATGTAAAACCGCTCTTTAGGCTCTCTCTTCTTCTCCAAATACTGGAAAGCACTATCCAAAACTTTGTTTTGCGCTTCTAAAAGCAAAATTCCGTAGTATTTGTCCAGAATTTCATAAGATACCTTGTTTTGGAATGAATATTTCTCTAAATCCCACGGTGTACCGCCAGTGGATTGAAAAATAAACTGTTCTGCCAGTTGCTTTGCCCTGGAAGAAACTTTCAATCCATAATCAACATCCTTTTCTGTCAGAATGGCTACCCTTGCCGCTTCTTCCATGGCATCCATAACCTGTTCATCAACGCCATGCACCTGTATGTAATTTTCATATCCATTTACTGTGGAAATTAGACTTGAACTTGCCAAAAGAAAAGCACCTCCGCAAAAAAGCAGAAGTGCATTAAGACCTCTGCCAATAATTTTTGTTGGTTAGCGACTAACTCCATTTGTTGGCCGGTAAATATATTGTTAGATTGTTGGCATTGCATCACCGCAAGCCGGATGTAATTTGTACATAAGTGCATTATAATCATCAATTACATACCTTACCGGAATCATATATGCTTTAATGCCATATTTTTCTGCTGTTTCTCTTTCAATGCTACAGCCGTTCCAATCGTAGCTCTCGCATATTCCAATAAATACATCAGCCCGTGCCAGTTTCTTAAGGTTCTCGCCCAAGTACCATACATCTTCTTTACTATCTTTAGGTGGGGTACTCTTAGTATAACTGTCGATAAGCTTCAATTCCTCACCCTCGTAGATTTCAGCAATCTTCTTCATCTTTTGAATACTTGCTTTGATTTCTTCCTCTGTTCTGCCTTTCATTGGCACGCTTACAAATAGCTTCTTCATAAAATCTCCTTCTAAATTCTTGCAACTACGTGTTCTTTTGCAATTTCTTCTTTTTCCGGGTCGTAAATAACCGAACCGTTTTTATCAGTCTTATTTTTGTCAAATTCGCATGAAACTTTTATGTACGGATATCTCAATGGCGTGCAGTCAGCATGGAAATCAATATTATACACTCCCTTTTGCCATTTTCCGTTAGCATAAATCTTTGTGTAACCGCCTTTTCTAGTTTTGATTATAATTTTTGAACGTGTTTTTTTCATTTCCAATGCACCTTAAACCCTTTCGCCGTATAATTACCAACTGCCTGTTTCAGTTCTTCCTTGCTTTTATATTCCTCTCGAAGCATGATTGCTACCTTGTTCTTTTCCACAGCGTATATGCCGCAGGTAACAGCTTTGCTCGCCGTATCAAGGACTGCTTTATACTGTTTGCTGTTCATCTCGTATGTGCTGTTATTGATATTTACAATCATTTTTCATAAACCTTTCAAAATCTTCCATGCATTTATAGCACAAGTCGTATGTGACATTTAAAATACCATTTTTTGTAATCGAATTTCCGCACAATATTCCTTTTTTAATTTCTGCACCACACATGTCGCAAGTGTACCATTCTTTGCTATGCTTCATCGTGAATATCCTCCCAAACTCTGCAAAATTCCTTGAATGTTTTCTTGTCCATCAGCGAAGCTATTTCATGCAAGTTTACAATGTTAATTTCTACATCTTGCTCATATTTCACATCGGCAATAAGGTTTATATTGACCATTGGAAGGCTTCCAGCATAATGTTCTATTTTATACGAACTGCATAAGCACTGTTCGCCATCAACTGTAACTTTAGCACATGCCTGGTGTCCTTCTATTGGTTCTACTTTGAATTTATGTATATTACTCATTCTTCCACCAACTTTCTACCACACATCGGGCAAAATTCAATTTCCATTGCTATCGCTACGTTCATTCCATTGCTACAACATTTAGCATACTGTGGACATTTATCAATATGGCATTGAATAACATTTATATAGCCCAATTTTTTGATTTTAAATTCTCCATATGCAGTTTTATATGATTCTTTCCCATTACAAAAATCACACATTTTCAACACCTATCCCTGCATCTGTGATAAATAACTTTTCCTCTTACATTCGCTTCATATGCTCTTCCAAGTGACCGAACAAACAGATATTTCTTTTTCTCACAATCAATATAATCCAAGGAATTCATATATGGCTCCAATTCGTTTGAAAGCTGTTCCACAAAATCCTTGATATGCTTGAATGCCTTAATTGCCTGTTCTTGTATAAACAAAACTATTGCTTTCCATGTATCAATTACTTTTACGGCATACTCAAGAATCATTTCTCCTAATTTTCGATACCATAATTTGAACTCGACAACCATATATCCTTGCAATTCAATAACTTTTTTCTGATCTTCTGACACATTAAGATCCATACTCACACCTCAACACCATCGCATTTTACATAAGAACCAAGACCTTTAATGTAATGGCTTCTCGTATCTTCAATATTTCTGCAATCTATGACTTTCCCCTCGTCAATACACTCTTGCAAGTATTTGCATTTATCGCATTTCGTATCTTTCTCAATGCGCGGTGTAGGATCTGCTTTTTGCTTTTTCTTGAATATTTTTTTAATAATTTTCCATAATCTCATTTCCGCACCTCAATCAAAACGTCAATCAGTTCTTCCAGTTCTTTTTCTGTCTTTTCTTTTGGAGTTTTTCTAAATCTTGTGGAAACATATTCCAAAATGGCTTTTATCTTCAAACATTCTCCTGGACAAGGAATATAATCATTTGGTCTCGCAGTTTCTTTGCAGATATACTCTGCATTTTCCATGCCAAGACAGTATAAACGACCGGAATATATGGGTAATGCACTGCATTTGAATAATTCAGCCTTAATCACTAAATGTTCTTTGTCGTATTCAAAATTCTTATCATGTGCCTTTAATTTTTCTTTGATTTCATCAAGAAACTCAACGCATTGCTTTGTTGAATAGCCAACATAAACAAATTCAAAATACATACTCACACCCCATTTTGCGTAAAAAATACCAACCATCGAATAGCGGCACAAGGAATCGAACCTTGTCATACCAAACCATGCCAACCGCTTTCAAATCTGCAATTTCTATTCACGGAAGGGTTTTATGTTACCAATGATACCGCTTACCATCCATACATCTTCCATCGACCTGAACTATTGCAGTAGTGCCAGACTAAGTGAAGATAAGGAATTGATGTGGCGTGGATTTGCACCACGCAGGAGTGTACAATCTGGTCATCTATGTTGTCGGTTTCAACCAATTCTCTACGACAATTCCGTTTACCTATTCCGTCACACATCAACACCCAATTTTGTTCGGGCAAACGCAGTGTGTAGGATTCGAACCTACAAGGCGAATAAACGCCCGACCGGATAGCAACCGGCTCCAATTCCATTATGGGAACACTGCATCTTGATGGTGCGATTTCTTAAACAACCCATCCATTACAACTGTCTACCACGCACCTGCCAAACAGTGTTTTTAGGGAGTTGAGTGAAATAGGGAAGAGAGGAATCGAACCTCTATTGTTTACCACTTGGAAACTGATTTACAGTCAGCCGCAACACCGCCAATCGTTGCCGCTTCCCCAAAATGCGCGGACACCTCACTCCATATCTCTGTACGCGACCGCGCTACGCATACAGTATCAGATCAGCTCGGCACCATCGGAACGGAAGGATTCGAACCTTCAATCCGGCTCTCGTTGTTGTTTTCCGTGTACACGCCACTTTTACCAATTAAGCTACGTTCCGAAACCGCCATCAGACGGTTAGCAATAATGTTTATCGTGCCATGCGTTGCACTAGGCATACAAAATGCCGATTACAGCCAAACCATAGAGCGCATGCAAGCAAACAGCATAATTTGACCGCTTAGACAGGCAAGGATTCGAACCTTGCATTATCGGCTTCAGAAAAGGTGTGGTTGCTGACTACGGATGATCGCCCGTCTGCCACTTGGCAACACTCTTACCGATAGGTTTCTTTACCTGCAATACCCATTCTGCCACTGCCTAACTATATGGGGGAATTATATCTTTGACAGCTCAGGCACCGTGGGATAGGCACCCGAACTATCAAGTCTGACTGCTATATGGATTGCTTGTCAGCAAATTACGGAACGATCATCATTCATCACCATATAGTCTTACGCCTAATGCCGCGCTCCGCGGCAAATACCACCGGACGGTCTCGCACCGTCCTTAACAGAATCGTCCTAGTGGCGAAAGGAGAAATACGAACTTTTCGTATTCCGAGATAAGCTTTACACTTATCTCTCAATCGGAACGGCAGGACTTGAACCTGCGACCGCTCGGATATAAGCCGAGTGCTCTACCATCTGCGCTACGTTCCGTCACAGCGCGCATAGCGCGCCGTTTATGATAGTATTTTTGATCTTTTTATTTTGCCGACGTCCACTAACACCGAATAATTGCTTACGCCGAGTTTTTTCTTGCAAAAACCGAATGCCAGTGGACTTAAGCTATACTGGATGCTCCGACTTCTCAGACTGGTGCTCAGCGTCACTATCCAGATTGAGTAAATCTCCGGTGCTGTCCGGTTCCTTTGATTTTGTTATATGTATTCTTTCCTCTGCACAAATGATAGGCAGCTGAAAGCAAATACCAAATATTGGACTATAAAACATTCTGTTACCTCCACATCAGAAACATGTTCAGCAACAGTAACATCACAAGTACCCATAATGCAATTGCTGTTTCTTTGTCTTTGGATTCTCTGCCAGATACAAATAGTATCAGCATAAAAATAACATCCAGCGTCGATATAATCGTTTTAATAATTACCATGGTTGTTTTCCTCTCACAAGTTTCTTTAGCAGGATTCGAACCTGCGAATACTGGAATCAAAATCCAGTGCCTTACCGCTTGGCGATAGCGCTATATTAACACTACTTTTCCGGCATGTAATAGACCATGTTATCAAATACAGTTATTCCCATACAAGGATCATTCATCTCAACGCATCTGATCGATATGTTTTTAGATACTGCAAACATTTCAGCCACCTGTTGTTTATCCATGTTTGTGCTAATAACTTGAAAAGCCGAAAATGCCTTGTGCATATCAGAGAATACTTCTTTTTCTCTACCTAAATTTGCATACGTCCCAATGGTAAACGTTTTTCCATCAACCATAGCAGTTATCATTCCATGATTTGCTGTGAATACCGCTCGGTCAAAATCAAGCGAAACGTCTTTGCTTTGTGATACTACTCTCATACTTTTCCATCCAATCTCTTTTTGTTTTTGAGGATATTTAAAGGACTTAGTAGCGCTGATTTTCTCAACCTATCAAACCCCCTCCCCCTCCATGCAGAATCATGCTTTGAACATTGATAAATTGTTTGAATTGTTCGTTCAATTCCATTCGTATTTTACAACTATTCGCAAAACCCTTGTTTTGCGTAATGTATCAACGATTTAATGCGCCTTAAGACCATTAAACACTGGGTTTTAAATTGTTTGAATTGTCTATTGCGTTTTTCTCGCTTTTTTCAACCAGAATTGTCGGAGTTGTTCGGCAATCCTATACAATTATTAGCCCCAAGATGTGGCAGTTCTTCGGCTGTCAGCGCTCTTGCTCTGGATCCCTGGTCTCTTACTCCAGGCATATTAAAGCCGCAATACTTGTTGAGTGATGGCATGTAGTTCATTGGGTTTCCTTTGCCGGAAACTTGTAAACCTACCAAACTTTCCTCACGCATTTCGTCAATCTTTTTGCAAATGTCGGAACCTGATGAGCCTAGCTGCACGCCGTTAACCCATCCATTTAACGTATCTCTATGTATTCCAGTAAAGAATGTGAACCCAACAATATTCACTACTTTCTCGTAGTCATTACACAGGTCTATATATATATCTAATACCTCGTTAACCTTATCTGTATCATAGGCATTATTAATATTATTATCATCCTTTAGGTACTTTGGATTAACTTTAAATACATTCTCATAGACATATTTACAACAGTTATACCATCTGTTCTGCGATACTTTGCATAAATCCTCTATATGTCTCTCTTCCATCCAGAGATTTATATACATGTCAATATCACTTTTAAAAACATCAACGGTATTATTATTTATTTCCTGCATTTCAACTGCTGACATGTTATATATCTCCTCTCTCCAGTACTGGAATACTTAAAATAAAAAATGCAACTGATACAATCAGATCATGATGATCTCGACTGTACCGGCTGCATGAAGTCCGTTTCTTTCGGGACCTCGACGGCTGCCGCCGCCCGTTGCCCGAATGCATTTTTAATTTAATAAAACAATATCATTCTATCATTTTCTTGTCAAGGTATATTTTAAAATTAAATTTTAAGCCTGTATATTATATATATTATTTATATAAATATACTGCCTTATTTATAATATATATTTTTAATATTACAAGAGAGAATATACTCTTTCTCTAACTCTAGTGTCTATATCTACGTTGCAAAAATGTTGCAATTTGTTGCAGAGGTGTTGCATTGCAACAAAACTAATACTATTCTATCATTTTACATTGTCCATAATAAAATTATCACTCTTGAAATTTTGTGAAAATTTAACAAAGATTTTCTACGTTTTAAACAAAAAAAGACAGCTATATTTCAAGCTGTCAAATTATCAATACTCATTTCAATTATTCAATTTCAAACCCTACCAGCTCCCACTGATCCGGTTCTCCGTCCTCATCGTAAGATACAGGATCGTTAATTTCTTTAACTCTAAAACTCGGTGTATCTTCATCCAGCGCCGCGCCTGTACTGTCACATTTCCATGCTTCCATCGTCTCGCCGTTGCTTGTGTCGTGATCTACTGCGATCATTCCTAACTCTTCAACCTTGAAAATTTCTACTGCAAAATGTCCTTCCATCTGTCCTAACTCTTTTAAAATCTTTAACATAGCTTTTTCCTCTTTTCTTTCTTCTCTGGATGTGCTATATTCAAATAGCACACATTTCACTTGGTATGGTTTTTGTGTGTCGGGCTGGATTTTCTCCAGCCCTTTCTTTTAATTGTCTTCAATTCCTTTTTGAGTATCATCGATCAGCTGATCGACCATCTTTTCCGCTTTTTCATAATCCTTAGATTTTAAAACTTCCTTTAAATCTTTCAGATCCTGCAAAAGTCTTCTTAAGTAACTTTTAAATACACTCATATCTTCGCTCATTTTTCTCCTTTCCGGCTTTCGCCTATTGCCTTTCGACAATATTATAATAGACTATTATCATGTATTTGTCAATAGTCTATTTTCATGTATTTATATTTTTTTATAATATCAGTTATTCTTTTATCTATTCTACATGATAAAACAAAAAAATTCTCCTTGCAATTTTTATCCCTTGTACTGTTATACAGGTTTACTCCTTTCTGCTGCAAGCAAGCTATATAATAATCTTCGGCGCAAAGTCTTTCTTCACTTTTACATTGCCCGGGAATTTCTAATAATTCAATAATTTCAATTTTAAAATTATTGTCATAATCTTCCTGAAGGTCTTTACAGTAATGATTTCCAGCTTTTAATAAATTCACATGTGCTTTTGCTCTTTTTCTCAAGTTCTCTGTTTCTCCAATGTAAATTCTTCCATTATCTTTATTTATTATGGCATATATACCACCATTTCTATTTTCTGGATAAACAATATTCTTTTTCAAACAATCACCCTCTTTTATATTCCATGATGTCCCCTGGTTGACAATTTAAAAGTTTGCATAAATTACATATAACTTCGCAAGTCACATTTTCATTCTTTGTCAATTTTGCCACAGTGTTAGAATGTATTCCATTATTTTTTAACCACTGCTTATTAAGTTCCTTCTTATCCATAATCTGCCACAGCCTAGAAAAGTCTATTCTTCCATTATCTCCATAGTTAGCCATCTTTACACCTCTTTTCTTTTTATATATGATAATAGATTTTTCATATCATGTCAACGTCTATTTTCATGTATCATGTTGCACAACAAACCATTGTTTTATTTCGTCTATTATTGTGTATTTTGTCAATTGCTATTTAGTCTATTATCGTGTATTATAATCTCAACAGGAAAACAAAGAACACAAAAACAGGAGGGAACGATCGTGAAAGTTAAAATTAAAATTGAGGGAAAGATAAATGATACTTACACTTTTCAGCAACCAGAAGAGGGAAATATCCTTGACGAACTGGCGGCGATCATCGAAGAAATGAAAGCCGGAAGAATTGAGAAAGTAGAAATTGAGAGGGAGGCGTAAACATGAGAACATACGAACAGGATTTAAAAGAACTTAATATTTCAGCAGAAGAATTTGATAACATAATTTCACACATTTACGATAAAACAGCCGATGAAATGGCGGCGCTTGCCAAGGCGATTAAAAGCGGCGCGGCTGTTCTCCCGACTGTAAAAAGAGCATTTGAGCGCGTTCTTACAATTAGACAGGCGGAAAGACAAGAAGCATATAACATTTATTATAACGATTTAAATACCATGTGTTATAGCTGTAAAAAATGCGGTATAAGTTGTAACGGTACAATTTGTAAAACTTGGACTGGTTGCGCAATGAAAAATTAAGTCGAAACGGTGGAAGTTCCACCGTCTGCAGGAACTGCCCCACCTGCACCGATGAGACAGGGCGCATGATGAAAGGATGGTTGATTTTATGAAGATGATGACACTTGAAGAAGCGAAAGAATACACACGCCAAAAGTTGGCACCGTATTACAGCAACGA